ACATGGCCATCACGGCGCTGCAGCTCATCACAAACTCGATGCGCCTGCTTGGCGCTGTGGCTTCTGGCGAGTCTCCGACGGCAGACGAGCAGACGGATGCGTTGCAGGTCCTAAACGACATGCTTGACGCATGCAACACGGACCAGTTGATGATCTTCGCCAATGACGAGGTAACGTTCAACACGGTCGCGGCGAAGCAGGACTACACCATTGCTCCGGCAACAGCCGACATCACGGCGGCGCGGCCTGTCGGTATCGAGTATGCTTATGCCATTGACGGCGGGCTGACGTATCCTCTTTCGCTGGCCAACACGCAGGAATGGTCAGACATCCTGCAGAAAACCTACACGGAAGATACCCCAGGGGCTCTGTACTATATCCCAGAGTACCCGCTTGGCGTCATCAGACTGTGGCCCATTCCGTCGTCCATCGTGCCAGTCACAATCAGCGTTAATTCGCAGTTCTCGGCGCTGGCAACGACTGCCGCATCCATCTCGTATCCGCCTGGTTATGGGAAGTGGCTCCGGTATCAACTCGCCGTCGAACTCGGGCCAGAATTCAAGATCGCCGTATCGGACGACATCAAGCAAATCGCATCCGACACGCTCGCGACCATCAAGGGAATCAACCGCCAGCAGCCCGTGACGGTTTTTGATCCAGCGCTGACCAACTATGCCGGCGGCGGTTTGACGGCATTTCTCTCCGGGTACTGAGCCATGCGCCTTCCTGCCGGCGGCGACCTGAAAACAAGGAAGGGAAGCGTCACCGTCGATTCTCGTCTGATCAACGGGATCAACGAGGCGACCGGAGAATCTTTCGGGGTAATCAAGCGAACAGGCGGATCCTCGCTCGGCGTGGTCGCAGCGGCCGCCAGTCAAGTCGCTGTAGGAGTGAGGAATGCAGTTCTTGTTGTCGCTGATGACGACCTTTACACGGCAGCTGTAAGCCCGTTCAGCGTGGCATCTCCTGATGCGCTATCTCCACTATTCGCAGGACTTGATCTCACCGCTGCGCGCTCCGGGTACGATCTGAGCAGCACCATCGGCGGCGATGTCATGATCAAGTCATCAAAGGAGGCATGGGTCGTTACATGAGGATTCCGGCCGCCACGCAGCTAATTGCTAGGACGTCTGACGTTACAATCGACGCACGTGCTTTCAACGGCGTAATCGAGGCTGGCGACGTTGTAAAACGCCCTGGCGTATTCGGCACGCACTATGATTTCTCGACGCCGATCCAAGGCGCGCTTGGCATCAATGGCGGACTTGTCCTGATCTACGATGACGAGTTCGCCGTTACCGAGATTTTCTGGAGCGCGCTCGCGTCATATTCTCTCGGCGATATCGTCTGGTACATGGGCAGCATGTGGGAAGCCACCGCTGACAGCACGGGATCTGCGCCTTTTGACGGTTCGTCGTATTGGGCCATTACGTTTGTTGGCTCAAATTGCGAATTCAACTCAACGACCGGATACGTAATCAACGATAGCGTCTGCTATGAAGATCCGACGACCGGAAGACTGACGAAGTTCTACGCGACTACTGATTTGTCGTCTGCATTCCCTCCGAAATCAAGCGGCTGGAAATCTCGACTGTGGAAGCGCGGGAGGGTAACAGTCGGGCAGCAGTATTGGACGAACAGCTACATTACCAGCGTCGCCTACAGTCCGGAGGAGTCGCAAGCCGCATATCTTGCTGGCGGCGCAGGAGGAAATTTCCCAAGGTCTGGTGTCGATGGGGTGGGAAGAAACTGGACAGAAACGATAACCGACACTGATTTGATAGGTCCGCCAAATAACGCCTATCAAACGCTGCAAGTGTTCGATCCGAATCCGCCATATCCCGGTGGATCGGCAAATCAACTCTACAGCATAAATACGGTTGTTTATCTGTGACGACCTACGCGCTATCCGTCACGGTCGCCGGGCAGCCGTTCGACATGATGCAGTTTGTTGCCGAGCAATCGCTTTATGGCGTGTTTTTCAAATCGGCCTATGACGCTTTTTCGCTGGAGGGCAACGTGCTAACGAAGGTATCCGATGCTGATTATCCGGGCTGGAGTCAGCACACACCGACCAGCATTACACGCGTAGGGACTACCGCAACAGTCACAATGCCGTCGGCAACCAACTGGCAGACAGGCGGAAGCGTCACGATCGCCGGCGCATCGGATGCGCTGTACAACGGCACGTTCACGATTACCGTCACCGACTCAACGCACTTTACCTACACGATGACGGGCACGCCGGCAGCATCTCCGGCGACAGGAACCATCACGGCAACAGGCGGGCGGACGACTGTTCCCGGCATCGTTTATCTTGACGGGTACTTCTTCGTCATGGACGAGAACGCCGTAATCTACAACAGCGGCTTGAATGATCCGCTGTCGTGGGGCGCGCTGGATTTCATCACAGCCGCAATCGAGCCGGGGCAAGGCGTTGCGCTGGCGAAGTCGCAAAACTACGTTGTGGCGTTCAAGGAATGGTCGACGGAGTTTTTCTACAACGTCGGCAACGCCACAGGCTCGCCGTTGTCACCAGTGCTGAGCGCATTCACTTTGACCGGATGCGCGAATGGCGATTCGGTGGCGTATCTAGATGAGACAGTGCTCTGGGTGTCGAAGGCTCGCCAGCAAGGCCCCGGCGTCTATCGGATGCGTGAGCTTCAGCAAGAAAAGGTCAGCACGCCGGACGTGGATCGAATCCTTGCCGCTGATGGCGTATCAGATGTCTATGCCTATGGCGTGCGAATCGCCGGGCATTCGTTCTACGTTCTCGGCCTGCGAACGATCGGCATCACGGTCGTTTATGACGCCACAAATGGCACATGGGCCGAATGGACCAGTCTGACGCTGCAGACGCCGGCATCTTGCACGATTACTCAGACGGCAGGCGTGGCGACAGTCTCTCAGACATCGCACGGGTATTCTGACTGCGACCCGGTTCTGATTGCTGGCGCCGATCAATCTGCCTACAACGGCATCAAGCAGATCACTTATATCAACGCCAACAGCTACTCATTTCCTGTTGCTTCTTCCACCGTTTCGCCGGCGACCGGCACGATAACCGCAGCAGGGTACGAAGAGACATACTTCAAGTATTCTCGCTACGTCAATGCAGCAGGTCGCGACTTGGTATTGCACGAGGACACCGGAGATCTTTGCGAAATCAGCGACACGTCATCGGATGACGACGGCGCGCCGATCAAGCTGAAAATCAGGACTCCGAAATTTGACGATGGGAATGAGGACTGGAAAACTATCGGTCAGCTTCGCGTTATTGGAATGAAGCAGGGCAGCTCCGCTATGATCCGCTGGTCAGATGACGATTACCAGACGTATAGCAAAGGGCGCCCTGTCGATCTGTCTGCAGCACAGGCGCGACTGCGCAGATGTGGTAAATTCAGAAGGCGGGCATTTGAACTGATACACATTGGATCATTGCCCGTGCAAGTATCTGCTTTTGAGATTGAATGAGGTTCAATAATGGCAACGCTTGAACAGGAAATCGCCGCATACCGGGCGCGAGAGGCCAATCCTAGATTTGAGGAAATGGCGCGCGCCCAGGGATGGACAGACAACGGAAACGGAAACTGGTCTAGGTTTTATAACGGCGTTTCGCAAACTCTGCCTGCCGGAATGCTGGCATCAAATCTTGCTGAGCAGCAGCAAGCAAGCTATTTAAGCCAAGAGGTAGTTCCTGGCGGCGGGCAGAATTACCTGCAGCAGATTCAGGCACTGCTGCAGCCTGCCGGGCAACCACAGGGCGGCGCGAGTTCCGGGCAATACACGAATCCGTATGAGCAGCGATTGGCAGCCTTGGTCAATAACCCGGATGCAATCGAAAACACGAACGCATACAAATTCCGGTTTAATCAAGGACAGCAAGCTCTTGAACGATCAGCAGCGGCAAAAGGAATGCTAAATTCTGGAAACACCCTTGCTGAACTCGCTCGATACGGGCAAGGGATGGCGTCTGATGAGTACGGTAAGGAGTTTGAAAGATTGAACTCTGCGACAGGACAGCGCAATCAATATAACCTTGGATTGATGAGCGCGGCGAATCAGGAACTCGGGCTGCGGCAGCAAGGGCGGTCTGACACGGCGAATACCGCTTTGCGCGCGTTGATCGGATACGACGAAGCCGGCCTCGCGTCTCGCCGTCTGGCAGCACAAAACGCCACGATGACCGGGAGAATCAATGCCGGTGAAAAATCGCGTACTTCGACCTGGTAAGGGCTGACATGGCAACAATCGCAGAGCTACTTCAGATGGGATACGATCCGCAGCGGATGGTGCAGGGCAGAATTGGCGGGCCGCAGTATCAAAGCGGTCCGCAGTACGGGCTTTCTGATGCAGAGCTGACGCAGATTGGATATGATCCAAATCGCGTGTCACAGGGAGATGTTCGCGGCCTTCCGCAGCCTTATGCTGAGTCGTCGGTCGCTGATCAGCAATTAATGCGCCAGCCGGCTCCACAGGAATTTGCGCAAATCCAGCAGCAGGCGCAGCAGCCCAAGCTGCGTGACCTAAGCCAGATTCGCAACTTGCCGCCAAATCTGCCGTCTCAACAGAATTCCGCGAACCCTATCGATAATCCTCGCGTTGAGGTGCCATCAGGGACCGGAATGATCCGCAACAATCGAACTGGAGCGACGTACAGTCTAAACACAGGAGCACCGCAGGCAAACGACGTTGCACTCGACTACTCTAGGCCAATCGAAATATTCGGACAGGGCAAAGGCTATGCAATCAAAGGCCAGCCTCTCGCTGCAATGATCGACGGCCGGCGAGTTGATTATGGCGTCGATCGCGCTGCGACGAACGCGGCGCAGGATCGGCAGCTTGCGATTGCCGACAAGCAAGCAACCATTGGGCAAAAACTCGCTGCGACAGAAAAAATGACGCAAGGCATGGCTGCTGCTCCGAAGGAGAGCCCGCGCGAACTGGCTGCTTACAAATTCGGACTCAAGCAACTTGAGCGAGATGAAAAAGAGATCGAACAGGCCGCAGCCATCGAGAATGCAGCGAAACGTTGGCAGCAGTTGAATCAAAACGTTGAGACTGGGCGCTTCATGGGAATGATGCCTGCAATCGGCAATCCAGAACGGCAGGAGCTTGAGCAGATCCAGAACTTCCTGACGATGAACAACTTCAAGCCTGGTCAGGGCGCAATCAGCAACACTGAGCGAGAGTACATGAAGGGCGCAGGGCCATCGCTGATGAACGATCGCCAGACGAACGACAACATCACGCAAATCATGATCGGCGCGGCGCAAAACGCGCGCGATCGGGCGATTTTCAGGCAGACGTGGCTGGAAAACAATCGCAGCCTATCTGGGGCTGATGCCGCGTGGCAAAAGTATGTCGATTCAAATCCGCGTTTCATGCCACAAAAAAATGGCACGATCGTTGAGAATCAACGGCGCGTGCCGCCTGAAGAATTCTTTGGACTGACATCGACTCAGCCGGCAACACCGCAGCAATTGCCAGCAGGCGCCCATCCGCTAGATGCATTCCGCACGAGGTAGAACATGCCGTTCGACGTTCAAGGGGCGCTTGCCGCCGGGCACTCGAAACAGGAAATTGCGGACTATCTGTCGAGGTCTGAAGGATTCGATGTGGCTAAGGCGCGAGCATCAGGCCACACCGACGATGAGATTGTCTCGTACTTGAGCGCATCTCCGACTGCTGCAATGTCGCGACAGGACGTACAACCTCGTCCGCCTCAACTAACTGAGCCGGTCAAGATCGGAGCCGAGGCATATCCGGATGCGCTGCGCACGGAGCTGCGCGATGCCGGGTGGGGCGTGCGCAACATTGCGGGCGCTGGTACGGCATTGTCGAATGCATGGGAAGGCGCAAAGCAGTTCGTCGGCATGGGCGACCAACGGCGAATCGACGAGAATCGCATCATTGAGCAGGAGGCGCCGGTCGGTGCGCTGGCAGGAAATATTGCGCTGACGGCAGTTCCGCTTGCGAAAGCTGGAACCGCATACAAAACAGCCGCAGGAATTGGCGCAGGGCTTGGCGCTTTGGCGCCTGTAGCGGGCAAACAGAGGGCAGGCAACATCATCAGCGGCAAACTTGGAAACGCTGCCGTAGGGGCAGGCGCTGGCATTGTAGGGCAGGCGCTTGCGAACAAGGCGAGCCAGTATGTCGCGCGCAGAACGGCGGAACAGGCGGCGCTGCAATCGAAGAATGCGCCGATTGATGACACGCTGCGCGCGGCGATGGCTGAAGGACTCGGAGTCACGCCGTCGTCGGTCAAACCGACGATCCTGAATACTGCGATGGAGTCGGTCGCCGGCAAGATAGCGACTGCGCAGGAACAGGCGAACCGCAACGCGCCGATCTTTGACGCCTTGGCGCGGCGCTCGATCGGCTTGACTGAAGATGCGCCATTGACGCGAGAAGCTGCGCAGGGCGTGCGCAAGGCAGCATACCAGGCAGGATACGAGCCTGTCGCAACGGTAGGAATTGTGCCGACCGACAGATCATTTCAGCAGCAAGTGTCAGCAATAGCAAATCGCTATCAAGGCGCCGCACGCTCATTTCCTGGCGCTATCTCAGATGAGGTATCGCAGATTGCCAGCATGTTTGCCGTGCCGAAGTTCGACGCCGGCGACGCGCTACAGGCGACGCAATACTTGCGCGACAAGGCGACGGACGCTTTTCGCAAAGGCGAAACCGGGCTTGGCAAAGCAACGCGCGAAATCGCGAAGGCGATTGAGGACCAGATCGAGCGACATTTGTCGCGCAGCGTCGGCGGGGCGCAACCGTTGCATGCCGTCACGCAGCCAAATGGGCAGGTTGCCTATCTGTCAGGGCAGGATCTGCTCAAAGGCTTTCGCGACGCGCGCACGCTGATGGCAAAGGCGCATACCGTCGAGGATGCGATTGTTGAAGGCGGCGGGTCGATCAACGCGAAGAAGCTGGCGCAAAGAGCGCAGGCAGGAAAGCCGCTTTCCGGAGAGCTCAAAGTCATCGGACAGTTCGCCAAAAACTTTGAGCGCGTATCGCAACCAGCAGCGCAGATCGCCGGGCCAGGTGTGTCGAAACTAGGTTACTACGGCGGCGCAGGGATTGCGACGATGGCCGGATCAATGCTCGGGCCGATCGGTGGCGCAGCAGCCGGAGCGGCGTCGCTTGCTACACCATATGCCGTGCGCGCTGCGCTTCTGTCCAAACCGATGCAGCGCTCACTATTGCCGGATTACGGGCCGACTCTCGGAATGCGCGCAGCATCAGCATTTAGAGACAAAGCAGCAACAGCCGCGCCTCTGACGATCGCCGAGCTGTCGCGACTCAACGAGGACAGAGCAACTACCGACCGCCGCCTGTCTGATTTGGTTGCGCGCTGATGGCCGTCGTCGTTTCTCCGCCTCCGCCAAAAAAAGACGCCAAGTTCGACGACTGGATGTATCTATTTTGGAAACGATTGCTTAACGCAATCGGGATTCCAGCAGGCGGAGATACTAACCAAGTTCTAACTAAGGTCTCTCCAACATCTTACGACGTTACGTGGGCTGACGTAGCATCCGGCGGCATTCCAGCAGGAGGTTACACTGGAGATGTTCTGACGAAAATTTCTGACTCCGATTACGCCGCTGACTGGGAGCCTCCGCAGGATATAGCGAAGCCTCCCGCAAATAACATAGTTCATAACAGCAACTTTCAAGTTCGTGATATTGACGAACAAGAGATTGTTAATTTTGAGACAAGCGCTCCATACAGACAGCACGTTAGACGCTGGTATGGCGTTGCCGCTGCAGCTGGTTTTGAGACCATCTTAAACACTAGCCAGCAGTATCCACTTGTTACAATCAAACGAGTTTCTGGGTCCAACACAGACTATGTAAGATTGATTCAGATACTTGATACAGAAGATTCGCTTAAATGGGCAAACCGCACTAAAGAAGTGCGCGTTGTTGCTAACAAAAAAATCGGAGCAAATGTCTCAGAGATTAGAGTTGTAGTAACCAGTGGCACAGGCATTAACGAGTCTATTGAAGATTACGTCGATGGTTTATGGACAGATCAAACAGAAGTTTATAACGAAGACCTGTTTGACTCAGGGCGTCTAACAAGTTTTACATTTGATCAGATAACTCAAATAGCTGTAGAGATTCAAGTAAAGTTCACTTCAACAACATCAGCGGATGATGAGGTTTTTGTCTATCAAATCATCATCGACGATCCTGGTCTTGTTTTTTGGGAAGTTGACGACAAGCCTCTTGCCGTTGTGCAGCGCGAGTGCCAGCGCTACTATCAAAAGCTCGATCTGTATCTTACTACGGCAGAAATAAACGTTCCGATATCAATGCGCGATGTCCCAACAGTAACACTAGGAGATGCTGCCGCTTTCACGACTACAGGCACCACGGCAGATGTTTTGGTTATCAAGGTCGACGCGGCTGGAGACAATGGGATGCATACTGTATATCTTGATTGTGAACTGTAAAAAATACCAACAAAAGGCCGGAACGCATGGACGTGATGCACGACACATGGCTTCAAATTCTCGCGAAGGCGAGAGAGACGTCAGAGCATTATGCGGTGTTGGCTGTAGCAGCGACATCAATCATCAAGGACGAAGAAGGTCAAATCAAATGGTCCACGGTACTTACTGGCGGACTGACAGCCGGGCTGATCGCCGCCGCGACATCGCTGTTTTCCATGCAGCAGAC